CCTGGCCAACTTCAGTTCAGTTGCCTAATGTTCATGCAGAAGTTGAGGGAGCTCTGAAGCGTGCGGATCTTCGTTACTTTCGAGCTAAATTTCCTCATCTGTCTTTTTCGTGGTCAGATTTAGAGTCAAGTGTGTGGACTGTGCAAGAACCAGATTCTCTTTTTGATGGTTGTCTTCGTAAGTTTTCAATGTGGCATTGGGCGTTAGGCCGTTCAAATGGCTATCCACATGTTAAGTCCGCGATGTCTGAACTATATGGTTCTAATCATAAGTTAGCAAATTCTTTACTTACGATGGCAAAGGATCCATTAGGGGATAGGCCACAGCCAGCTTTGATTCATACAGATGAAGCTTTAGATCACCTGTATCGTTTTATGAGAGTAAATTTAGAGCAGAAAGTGTCAATACCTTTTACCCTTAAGCCTTTAGAGGATATGTATCTAGGAGCGTCCAATGGTCTTAATGACGGTAAAAATTTCGTTATTAAGGATCCTGATATTCTCCATGATATACATGTTAGTCCAAAAGGGAAGAAAATTGATACTTTTGAGCAAGATGTAAATGATATTCTTCATTATCTTTCAACGGGGAAAGAGCCACCTATTTACTGGTCACAAGTTCCAAAGGATGAGACTTCTACTTCTTTTGAAAAGCAGTTTTCTCCAGAGCAAATGAAGCAGTGGCAAGAAAAACTTCGTATTTTTAGTATTCCTAGTAGTATTTATATTCTTTTAGAGAAGTTAGTCTCAAGAATACGACATTTAAAAGAAAGAGGTTGGAGCATACAGATAGGACGACCTTGGGCAAAGGCTGGTGCGGATTTCTTGGCAAAGTGTCTGAAAGTTAATTTGCAGAATTGTTTTTCCCCTGATTTAGGGGAAGGAGATGGTAAATTATTTGATCAATCTGTTTTTGAGACCTTCATTAATCTATACTGGTCTACTATGCTTGTTCACTTAGATCCGAATATGACCGATTTTCCTATCTTTGAAAAGGTTTGTAAGTTTCTACTTCGTAATATGCTGCACAGAGTTACTAAAATCTTTGCAGATATATGGGTTACAATACGAGATGGGGTACCTTCTGGTGCTTATAATACTTCTCACATGGATTCCTTTGTAATGCTCATGTACTTTTGCCTTTTTTCCGTTTTTCAGATACACAATGCTCCAGAGCAAGACCGAGAAGCTCTAGAGTTAGAATTTTTAGAAATAGTTGCTATTATTGTTTATGGTGATGACTTTTTGTATCGCAAAGGACTGGGTCTTGCTTCAGTTTATCTCTCTGTTCATGCTTTTGCTGCGTTCATGTACAAGTACTTTAATGTTAGAATACGAGATATAAAAGATGGTATACCTTTTTGTTCGAAGGTAAAAGATGGTTGGATAGTCACTCCTGGTGCTACTTTTTTAAAACATCAGTTTATAATAAATCCAAACACAGGCCCGGGTCAGGCTATCTTTCTCCCTTTCCGTGAATCAAGGGAGTTTTTGATCCGAGCAATATGGGGTCGTATTCCACGATTCCGAGATGTAATAGATACAATGTTATCGGTAATAGGTCATGCCTATGGTACATACGCGTCCAATATGGACGCATATAATAGGTTAAA